GTATGTGCTTTTCTACGAGCCTTTCTTAAAGACATACCCTTTTTTCTGCTCTCGGATTTATTCTTCTTCTTTTTCGTCACCTTACCGGATTTATCAACAGAAATAGTATAATCATTGCCATATTTACTTTTCATTTTGTTAAACTTTTTTGCAGTTGTAACTCCATGATCCTTGGCAACAGATATACCACTTTTTTCTTGTATGTCCATAAGCATTTTTCCTATGTAAGTATATTTATAAAACTTTATAATTTAACATTATTTATAAATTTTTGAAATGCAGACAATGCCAATTCTTCTCTTTCAGCTTTTGTTTTGTCCAATCTCTCTTTCAGTTCTTCGATATCCTGCTCCTGTAGCAACCCATTATTCCAAACCCATTCTCTTCCTTCCATTATCCCTTGCACGAAAGCATTCGGTGCAGAGGGATCAGCAACTATATCGGCGGCAGTTGCCAAATGGAAGTCGTCTTTAACAAGTTTAGTTCCATTTGCCTTTTCTTCCAGTGAACCCATTCCACGAGAAGATACACCTAAACGAGCACCTTCTTTAAGAAGTCCAGCAACTATTTTTCCATTAGGAGTTTCTTTAAGTACTTTTGCCTTCCCAACCCAATCATTACCACTACGTTTCATTTCGGTAATCATATGGGAAACACGATCTAAATTAATAGTCGGTCCTTCTGGGTGACCAAGTTCTCCAAATGCTCTATTCTCTTTAACATAATCTTTTTTATATCGCCTGACTTCACGTTCAAGAATTTCTCTTGGGTAGCTTCTCTTATTTCGATTTACGGTTTCGGATTGTAAAAATATTCCCTCAATAAAAAGAGATTTCTTACCATCTGCTTCCTCTTCAAAAAAATCTAAATCTTCGTGCAATTCGGTGATAAGTTTCATATTACCTCCTTTTATCTAGGATCGTTATATCCAAATCCAGTCTCTTTTCTAATTTTTATAATTACAGTATAACCTGTTATGGTACCCTGCTCAATTAATTTAATACCCTTAGCGGCAGTTTGCAATATAGGAGCAAAATTAATACCATGAGTTCCTGTATTCAAAGAACCGTTTCCAGAGAGTACCAATAATGGAGCATCTGATACTCCACTTGCATCGTGGGCCTCAACACAAATTGTTCCCCCACCATTAATAATCCATTGGGCACCAACGATAGATATTTGTTTTGTCCCAGTTGCGTTACCAGCTGCATTTAAGGCACTTATATCCCAAGTGTCCTCACCATTACTTGCGCCCGGTGCAGCTGCACCTGTAAACTTAAATTCTGAAAAGCCTCCATTAGAGGCAGTATCGTATAATTCTGCCATAAGATTATTCCTCTGGGTTAATTAGTTTGTCTAATTTAGATAGAGATTCTTTTTCCTTAGAAAATAGTTGCTTTCCAATTTCAACCTTTCTATCTGCTAATGCAGACTTTAATCTATCTCCCATCTCCGCCTTAAATAATTCTTCGGCATCAACGGGTTTTTCATTCTTTATTGCATCAACTAATTTATCCAATCTATTTTCCATTTTAATTTCCGTCCTTATCAATTTCATCTATAATTTCTTCAAGATTATTTATATGTTGCAATTCTGGATAATCTTCTTTATTACCATTTAGATGTAATTGCTCAAAATCTTCCTGTGTATCAGAGGGCGGTTCTTCTTCTTGAGGTTCCATTGCCATTTGAGCAGCCGCAGGTTCTCCCCATTCAATTGTTGCTTCCTGTGCAACTTTACCACCATCAACCTCAGCATCAATCTCCTTTTGCATATTTCGGACTTCTTCATCAGTCAACTGTAGAATAGTTTTCTTAATCCAATTCATAGAGAAATATCTACCGGCATAAGAGGTAACATCTCTCATCATTTGCATTCTACTGGAAATTAATTCTGAATTTTTAATTTCACGATAATAAGAATCCTCTGCCCAATGATAATTAATTGCTGGTCTGAATTTTACCCAATCATCAGGTTTAATAATTCCTCGCAACACCAATTGAGTTTTTAATAGTGTATCAAAAACACTACTAAATTGATTTCTCAATCTAATAATAAACTTGCTAAATTTTAATTCATCACGACTAATCTCCGATTCTCTACCTAAAGAAAACCCATCTGCTTGATCCAATCTCGATGGAGGAACATTTAATGCTTTATATACCTTTGTCTGAAAAAATAAAACATCTTCCATTTCACCTAAATTTTGCCCACCTGGCAATGTAGAAATTTCAGTTCCTCTTCCGCCTTCTCTACGGGGCAACCAAAAATCTTCTAGCATTGACATGTGTTTTCTATCATCTTTTAATTCGCCAGTACTAGCATCATAAACCAGTTTATTCTGGTACCGATTCATAGTATCTTTCAAATATTGTTCGGCCTTTGCTTTAGGTAAGTTACCTACATCAATATAAAAAATTCTCCTTTCTGGAGAACGACTAATCCTATAGATAACAACCGCATCTTCCATCATTCGTAACTGATTGATAGGTTTAATTGCTTTATGTAAATGACTAATTATAACATTCCTTCCATGGTCAAACAACCCAGAGTTTGAATGTGCAATAGTATCTCTATGTATCTTAATCCCCTTAGTGTTGTCATAACGCATTGCATCTTTCAATTTATCAAAATATACAAAATATTCTTCTACGTTATCAACTAAATCAACACCGTTAGGACCTCTAACCCTATTTGTCTCTTTAAATTTTCTAATTTTTCTGGGATCTATATAACGAACTTCTTGAATGCCTTCCTTTTTCTTTTTTTCGTCTACGAGCATATGGAAATAAATTCTTCCATCTACATACCATTTCCGGTATAAATCATAACCTTTGCGGTTAAAATCGAGTAAATTTATGATTTCCTTCCATTCCTTGTGTATTTTATCTTTAATACTGTCCGGAGCACCGAGATTTTCTAAATCTATGGAGACTACATCCTCTTTATCGTCCGCAACAACAATAGAATCATTAATAATATCATCAATGGCAGCATCAACCTCAGACTGAGACTGTAAATCACGATACTTATTAATTAATTCTATTTCATTTTTCCAAGAACCATCAAGGTCTAAGTAGGCACCTTGAGCACCACCTGCGGCAACAACGGACGCACCGTCATCGCTTGTTGGTGGTGCAAAGGACCTTGGAGTCTTTTTCTTTTTAGTAATTTCGTATCCAAATATACTAGCCATAAGTATCTACCTCTGTATAGATATTTATGTTACCCAAACGATGCAGCTCCAGCTGGCGTTTGAATTGTAATTCCGAGAGTATTTTCGTCAGAATCTTGACTTTCCCAATGACTATATGCCCAAGTACAATCGAAGGTTTCCACCGAATCATTCTCACTCCAATCCAAACTAATTTCTGCTAATGTAGTGGGCCACAGATTTGCAATTTTATATTCACGAATTGCATTGCCTGCTTTACCAAACTGTGTAATGGTCGCAGTACTCGTATAGGATTGCGGAGTTGTTCTGCCGATACCCCTACTATTAGTTGAATTTCCTGAAATAGTTTCTTGCCATTTCTCCAACATTCTACGAACAGCAAAATCCTCATCATTGATAATTGTAGTCGTCCAATCTTCAAAGGTTTTATTTCCTGCAATTTTGACCTCTCGGCCAAAATAGTTTAGAGTAGTAATCCCAATTGTTGCTCCTGGAATTGAACTAGCCTGAACTAAAAATTGCATATTTTGTATGCTTTGAATCCCAGTAGGCGTATCTATACTTACTTGAAATAAGTTAGGTCTAGCACCACCTCCTGGCAAAGCACCAACAAACTCGTCTATTCTAAATGCCATTTTTTATACCCCTTTTATCCTGCGACTTCACTAAATTCTACACCGGTTCTAACAGCAACAAAATTAAGTCTGATAAAATTAATTGAACGTGCTGGTTTTATGTATATATCACCAACAAACTCATTTCTATCAATTACTGCACCAGTATTATTTGTGGTATCACATACAACTTTATAGTCATATATACCTCGGCGTGCTTTGACATCTCTAAGGAATGGTTCTACCATATTTCTAAACGTTGAGCGTGTAAATTCATCGTTAAATTCAAATAACATTGATTTTGCGGCAGTTGAAATTGCCTTTTCAATGTGAATGAATAAACGTCTAACATTAATTCTATCAAATGCAGATGGTTTGCTCTGTGATGTTTTATCTCCGAATAATACAACACCCTGACCTGGGAATGATACAACAGGATTTACTCCTGCTTTATATAATGAATCTCTAGCAGCCTGATCTGGGTTAAAGTATAATTCGTATACATTTCTGACATTCCCACGATTATAACCAGCAGGAGAGAACCAAGCATCATTAGTTTGCTCTGTTAATGCAGTTAAACCAGCAGTATCTCCATTTAGTGGAATTGCTTCATAGGCGTCAGTATAACGATTATATACCTTTTTCCAACCAGAATCAACAACCATATATGAGGTATTGAGGTCTTGCCAACCCGCAATTTCAGTTGCTTTAGTTAAAACAGTCTCAGATGGACTAGTTATATCTTTTGTATCTGTTAATTTTGGGGGTGATACAAAACCTATACAATCTTTTCTCGATTTTACTATTGTACTAATTGTACTTGCTACACCATCATCTGAAGCAGTAGCGCTATTTTCCCCAACACCACCAATTAAAAAGGAAACATCAGTTGTTTCTTTATCTTCCCACAAAAGAGTATAAATTGCTTTTCTGTTGGTTGCATTATTTGCATCGGTACTCCCTACACCACCACCTAAAATATCAATACGAAAACCAGGATCAGTCCCAGTGGGATTTACATCCGAGGCCTCGGTATATAGATTAAAGGTTGTGCTAGATGTTCCACCCTCCCATGCACCTCCAGCTGGTGTATTTACATCACCATCGGTTAGCAATTCAGACCAATCTCCGGTAAAATAAATCCATTTTGATTTATTATACAACACATCCTTAATATAATTAGATGCACCAAATGAATCTTTTGCATCATTTGCCAATGAAAGACCAGTAAATTTTTCTAAAATAGTTCCTTGAATTCCTGTAATAGCTCCTTTCTTATCAAAAATAGCAATATGAACCTCATCATTAGCCCCACCTCTAGCTGATACATAATCAGTAGTTTCTGGTAAATAGTCAAATTCACCTGCAAAATTGATAGTGTAAGTTTCATTATCGCCACTTGCTACAGCCGCTGTATTACTACTTCCATCTGATTTTTTTATATAAGCCTCAGACCCAGCCGCAGTAACACCACTACTTAATAATGCAATACCTATTTCATCTCCTTTTGTTCCAGGATACCTAGCAACCCAACTATTAGTGGTAATATTCAAAGAATTAAAATGTGATGTATTTTTTACTGCAACTCCAGTACCAGAACTAGTTGCATTTCTATCATTACTATCTACACTTCTTCCAACTTGTAAATTGCTTGCATATGATAAATAGTTTGCGGCAACTAACCAGTTGTCAGATGCCCCTTTTAATGGTTTTCCGAAAACTTCGACTAAATCTGTTTCTGATGTAACTGTAATTGCCTCTTCTGCGGGACCCCACTCTGCGGCGATCACTATACCAGCAGATGAGCCTCCAATAGGAGGTACAGTAGTAGTAAGGTCGGTTTCTTTTATTAATATACCTGGACTAACTAAATCTGCCATTTTCCTTTCTCCTTATGTAAAATTAGATTCCTTATCACAAAATTTGTTTTGTATTGATATTTATAAAAACCAACTTTTTGCGATAAATCTAACTTTAATTGTAAGTCCAAACTTGCCCATCCCCATCAACGAAGGTTTCATTTTCCGTGCCGTCAGAAATGAACCCAAATG